TATATCCGGCATTTACTCTTTCCCTGATATAATTAATAGCTTCAATACTCTCGGGTGGTAATCCTGTTACATCAGCAAACTGGCATTGTCCATGAATACGACTACCTTTTTCAGCAGCTCTTTTCAATATGTATTCTGGAATATCCTTATACTTATTGGGAAATAACTGCCGGCTAATCATTCCGGTAATACCTTTTAGTTGCTTTTCACCAAGAAAATATGTGTGGTTCTCTTCCGAGAAAACCACACTCGATTTAACTAACTCTATCATTGTGCCGGGTAAATTTTGCCCATATTCATACAGGCGTTTACAAACTCTTTATCATTTTGCATAGCTGGATTACCATACCATACTTTTTCAAGTTCAGCTCTGCTTTTGACAGCAAGCATGTCAGCAATAGCCTTTTTTAATTGAGCACCTGTATATACAGGAGCAGTGTTAGCAGGTGTTTTTGCAGGCTGTTGTGTATCTTCCTTTTCATGAGTATTGGTTGAATCGCTGTCTTTCGCATCATCAATGCAAAACAGACCGTTAAGAGCGTACTTTCTTGCATAAGAAGATGAGGCCCCAGTGATTTGGCTCCCATCCATTCCTTTCTTTGTCTCTTCTTCCCTTGCAAAAGCAGTAGTCACTTCTTTTTCTCCCTTGTCATTAGTCAAAGTAACAGTTGCTTTTACGTAGATCCTGTCACCTACTGCGATCATCTCATCGCTTAGAGTTAACGTACACTTGGTTTCAGCAAGAACAGGTTTCACTGATTCAAGAATATCCTCACAACTACGGTACTTGTATTTACCGAAAGTATTATACTGCCCTTTGGGGGCTTTCAGCTTTTGCTGAATGGTTACTAATTCTTTCATAATTCTGAAATTAATGGTTTGACTTTTAGCTCATTACATCAGTAAAGGTAATCGTTATTGACAAGTTTAGCAAACAGAAACTTCGCCATTTTAACGCCATTTTCAGGTAGTAAAAACTGCCTGTACGATATTGTACAGGCAGAAAAATAAGAAAATGAATAATCCAATGTACCTTATGGAACGGCTACGCTTGAAGGGTGTACGGCTCCCTGATTTATACATAATGTAAATGCTAGTGGACGGAACCGGAGTCGAACCGGTCTCACGGAATATTGGTGCACATCACCGCAGTTTCAACCAACGATATACATATCCGCCCGATTAATTAAAAAGGTGCACTATCTTCACAGACCATACACCCCAATCACAAACACAAAACAAAACTCATGAACTACTATAATTTAATTAGGATCAGAAGGGTGAATGGCGTGGGGATCGAACCCACATCACGCATATCTGCGTATGCTGCCAATTACACCAGCCATCCGTTTTAAGTGAACTATTCTCACGAACCATTCACCTAGAACACAAACACAAAATAAAACACGACATTAACTATTAAATAGCACTCTCACGAGCTTCTTGCTTCCGGATAGCCGTTCAAAGCACACCGGAATAGTATAGAACAATTAAAACTCAAATAACAGGGGCTTTAACCCTACAGCGTCCTTTTCGCTGGCAACATTAGTTAAACATAAAAAGAAAAATTCTCTGTGAAGGAACCCGGACTCGAACCGGGATGACAGATTACCTATGTATGACTTTCTTCAATCTATCTGCATACTTGCGTCTACCAATTCCGCCATTCCTTCAGGTCGTAGCCAGACGCTTCCGGCTACATTGATTGAATTGTTATTGATACAAACATAATTTTCCCCCTCACGGGTTACTTAACTCTGATTGAGTTGAGCCGGGAAACGGATTCGAACCGCTGACCTCATGTAGAAACATGCGCTCTAACCAACTGGGCTATCCCGGCAGATGCCCGGAGAACCGGGCTAATTGGCAAATACTAAAATTAAGCAATGTTGACCTTCACAGGCTATTTTTATTTTGTTTCTTATCTTCATAGATAAATCTAGTAACCTAAAATTGTGTTAATTGCTTTACAGTTATTAACTTTGCGCCCTCTAATACATACATTAAAATATTAAAAAATTAACATGGCACTTACACAAGACCTTCCTATATCAAATTCGATGTATAAGCTTCTGAACCTTATCATTGATGCCCGGCAACAATTCCCCAAGGCGTTCCGGTATGAATTTGGTACGGAGTTGATGATGCTTGCCGTTCATTGTTGCGAATATATCCGTTATGCAAATACAGATATGAACCTTGAGCATCGTGCAGATTATCTGATGAAGTTTTTGTGTGAGTTTGATGCATTGAAATTACTGCTAAGAGTGTGTGAAGAACGACATTTGACCAGCCTGACTCAAACTGCCGAAATCTGTCTGCTTGCAGAGAGCATCGGTAAGCAAAGTACCGGTTGGTACAAAAAAACGGTTGCAGATCTCCAACGGCAAAAAGCTAACGGATCGCAACAAGTCGCAAAGCCGGAGTCATAATCGCCAAGGGGATTATGAGTGAGCAATTAGAATTATTTATTGGGCATCCCCCCGGTGATGAGCCGGGAAAGACTAAGATAGCGGATGCAACGGCTTCCAGCAGTTGGAACGTGAACTTCAACAACGGCAACGTCAACACGAACAACCGCCAGAACGCGAACCGGGTTCGTCCCCTCGCCGCAACAGGTAATATAATCTATGACATACTTCTTAGCAGTATTTTCGAAGCATCCGAAGATTGTGCCAGACAGAAAAGAACGAGTACGGATTGTGTTGAGTTTTATAATGATTATCAGTCTGCATTGGTGCGGCTATGGTATTCTATTATTTACGGTGAATATGTACCGGACTTTTCAAAAGTATTCATACGGACTTACCCGGTATATCGGGAGGTTTTTGCCGCCGCTTTCATTGATCGTGTTGTCCATCACTGGATCGCTCTTCGTATCGAGCCGATTTTAGAGGAACGTTTTCGGGAACAAGGGAACGTCTCGAAGAACTGCCGGAAAGGTGAGGGATGTCTGTCTGCCGTGCACTATCTGAATAACATGATAGTCGAGGTCAGTGAGAATTATACTGCCGATGCGTACATTTTCAAAGATGACCTGTTTAGTTTCTTCATGTCTATCTCGAAATCGTTGGTATGGGAAATGCTGAACATATTCGTAAGGGACAATTATAAAGGCGATGATATTGAATGTCTGCTTTACCTTCTAGCCGTTACTATCTTTCATTGTCCACAAAATAAGTGTATCAGACGCTCTCCCGTCTCCATGTGGGACAAACTTCCCAGTAATAAAAGTCTGTTTCATAATGACCCTGACAGGGGAGTGGCTATCGGGAACCTGCCGTCGCAACTCATAGCCAACTTTCTGGCGTCTGTATATGATTATTTCGTGATGGAAATACTGGGATTCATATATTATGTACGCTTTGTTGATGACTTTTGTATCGTAGTGAAATCACCGGAAGAAATATTGTCCAAAGTCCATCTTCTTGATGGTTTCCTGAAAGAACAACTCCTTTTACGGTTGCATCCACGCAAACTGTATCTTCAGCATTATAAAAAAGGAGTCTTGTTTGTAGGGGCGTTCATTTTGCCTGGTAGAATTTATGTATCTAACAGGGTGGTTGGTAACACATATAACGCTGTCAGGAAATTTAATAGAATAGCTGAAAATGGATTTGCAGAAGCGTATGTTGAGAAGTTTGTGAGTACGATGAACTCTTATTATGGCCTGATGAAACACTTTGCAACGTACAATATCCGCCGTAAAATTGCAGCGATGTTGCTTCCTGAATGGTGGGAATATGTTTATATCGAAGGACATTTTGAAAAGTTTGTATTGAAGAATAAATATAACCATAGAAAACAACTAATTAAACATATCAAAAAACATGGATCAAAAAAATATCTTACCGCGTGGGATTGCTAAGCCTATCGAGCAACAGCCGGACGGAACCTGGATTGTGCGTCATCACTTCCGGGTGGTTGGTACCAATGAGAATGGTGAGGAACTAGTAACTTTTGCCAGTTCGGAATATCCCGAGAAACCTACCTTGCAACAGATTCAAAGAAGTATTGACCGCTATCGGGTGTGTCTAACAATGTATGGAGATACAATTTCAGACGAAATAGAAAAGGTTGATCTTTCCGTGTATATGTTTACGGATTAATAGTTCAATTTGTTGGTTGTTTTAGGGGTGCTTTTCAAGCATCCCTTTTTTATTTATGGAAAAAGTAAAAATTATAATGTCTTGTTTTATAGATATTTATCATAGAATTGATTTCCAAGATTTTCCGTTTTTGTAAAACTCGTTATTATACTCAATACATTTGTTCCATACAGAATATTTTATTAATAATTAAACGCTATGAGTATGGGTATAAAAGTATTGTATGATTGGATTTTGCAATCTAACCGACCGGCACACGCCAAAGCCGGGATGTTCGTCTTTGTTGTAATGCTTGTTTTCTGTTTCCTTCTATTAGGCATTGATTTCTGTAAATCTGCTATTGTTTCTTTAACGACAACCGCCATTGCCGCAATAGTGGTTGAGTACATTCAGAAAAAGTGCGGGTTCATCTTTGATTGGCTTGACGCATTAGCTACTGTTTTGCTTCCTGGGCTGATTACTGTGTTTTCAATATTGGTAGTAACTTTATGATTAATATTATGAGATGGTTATATGAGCTATTTAATGTAGACCAGATACGAATTATTTTCGTTTCGATGTTCAGTTCTCTTCTTGCTTATTTAACGCCGACTAAAGGTTTTCTTATAGCATTAGTTATAATGTTTGGATTTAATATTTGGTGCGGAATGAGGGCTGATGGTGTTTCAATTATACGTTGTAAAAACTTTAAGTGGGATAAGTTTAAAAATGCCTTGGTTGAACTTCTTCTCTATCTTATAATCATTGAAGTAGTCTTCTCCTTTATGAGCTTGATAGGAGACGGTGAGAACTCATTGTTAGTTATTAAGACTATTACGTATGTATTTTCTTATGTATATCTTCAGAACGCATTTAAGAATCTGATTATTGCTTATCCTAGAAACAAAGGGTTTCGTATAATTTACCATGTAATACGTTTTGAATTTAAGCGGGCTACGCCTACACATGTACAAGGAATTATTGATAGAATCGAAAACGAACTAGATAAAGAGGAAAGATATGAAAATATTGATTGATAACGGTCACGGTAGCAATACTCCGGGTAAGTGTTCTCCGGATGGCAGGTTAAGGGAATACTCTTATACCCGTGAAATTGCTGGGCGTGTAGTATTTGAATTGCGTAAATTAGGTATTGATGCGGAACTGGTCGTGAAAGAGGAAATAGATGTTCCTTTGTCAGAACGTTGTAGGCGAGTGAATGAATATAAGACTTCTGAAGCAATTCTTATTTCTATCCATTGCAATGCAGCCGGTAATGGTTCAAATTGGATGCAAGCACGTGGTTGGGAAGCATGGACCAGTGTGGGACAGACAAAAGCCGATAAGCTGGCTGACTGTCTGTATGCTACTGCTGAAGAATATTTGTTTGGAATGAAAATACGGAAGGATATGGCAGACGGTGATCCAGATAAGGAGAGTAGTTTTTATATCTTGAAGCATACGAAGTGTCCGGCTGTTCTGACGGAGAATCTGTTTCAGGATAACAAAGAAGATGTGGATTTCCTGCTGTCAGAGGAGGGGAAACGGACTATTGTCTCTCTTCATGTGAAAGGTATTTGTAAATATCTGAAAGTATGAAAATGCTAATCTATATAACCATGTTCCTGATGTCAGGAATATGGTTTACTTCCTGCAAAACTTCTCATAGCATTGAGTCACAAAAGCAGATTGACTATTCAGGGGATTTTTTGTATTTGCGAAACTTAATTGAATCATTACAGCTGGATGTGAATAAGCAAACGAAAGTTACTACTGACAAGTTGAGTGATCTGAAAATTGAGAATAAAACAGTTTACTTGTCGCTTCCGGATTCAACCGGAAAACAGTATCTAGTCAAAGAAAGTACTACCACCGCTTCCAAACAGGAGCAAGAACGGAGTGAAGTTGATGAAACATTATCCATTACTTTGCAGCAGTTCTCGAATCGACTTGATACTATAAGTAACAAGGTGAATGCTTTACTAAATCAAAGAGAGAAGGTAGTCGAGTTATCTTGGTGGGATTTACATAAAGATAAAGTTTATATAGGAGTAATTATTTTGATTATTATCTGTTGGCTAGCGTATGGATTAAGAAAGAAGCCATTTTGTTGAGAATACAATTGCAGAGATCCGCGAGAAGGT